TGAAGATGTTGTTCCCTTCATGACAATGTCGCCGACATTTTTGTAAAATCGGCAGCCCTTGATGAGAATTTGCCACGCTCCGCCTACAGACTGCCAGTTGATCGCTCCGCCCGTCGCTGCGTTTGTTGCCGTTGTGCCGACGCAGTTCTTGAAGTGGCAATTTTCGATAGATGTTCCCCACGCCTGACCGTTGGCTGTGGTTTCATCGAAAACAATACCTCCACCCGTCCCGCCTGTACCATTGAAACCGAGGTTGCGGATAGTGCAGCCAGGAGCGCGAATGGTCAGAAGCGGCGAGGTCGTCGTCGCACCGACCTTCAATTGCGGAAGGCCGCCTTGGACCCGTCCGCGTGGAACACCGATGAGCGACAGATAGGCTTGCGTTGTCCCGATGACCAGGTTTTCCGAGTAACTTCCCGGATCAGTGTCACCGGCAGCAACTTCGACCGGGGCAATCAAAATCGTATCGCCCTGCGAGGCTGCCGTAATGGCCGCCTGAATCGTCGCCTTGGCATTGGACCAACCGTCCAAACCATTGTTAGTATCTGCTCCATTCGTTTCATCGACATAATACACCTGTCCCGAACCGAACGGATAGCCCTTCACGGCCAGTAGATCGGAGTATGCCTGTGCGGGAAGAAATGTGCTTTTGGTTGTTGAGGGAGTTCCCATTGTCTGTGTCCTCCCCGTTACGCGAGTGAATAATACATTGCACCGGCTTCGTTCGCAGTGATTGCTGGGTTGAAGACGTGCTGCTCATCCCATACCTGCGATTTGGTCTGGTTCTCGTAGTAACTCTCGACCTTTGGATACGCCTGATGTTCCCAGGTATATCCGAATGCAGATTCGATCCCGGAACCCGAACCACGAATGATGATGCCAGCGTTGTTCGACTGCACGGAATCCCACAAGAAGGCTTTGGTCAGTGCCGACTTCTTCACGCCGCCGTCAGAACCCGGAGCTGATGGAGTGCCATAGACCGCACCGCAGACATGCACCTCATCAACGTGCAGCAACTGCGCTGCCGCTGCTTCGGACATTTGCGCTGGGCTGATTGCGCTTCCGCCATATTTGATGCGATTGAGGACTGCTGTGTTGTTGATAAATTTCAACCATGCACCCCATGAGAAGAACGCCACGTTGCCGAAGCGGCCATTCTTTTTCAGGATGAGTTCCTGGAGGTCCCACATATCTGCCACGGGATCTCCCGATCCCGCACCACCCCAAGCTTTTCCAGCACCGGAAATGTAATGCCCCGATGCGTAGTTGGTTGTGGTCGTCATCGCTTCAGCCTGGAGCTTCTCCCGATACAACCTGATACGGGCCGTGTTGGTGAGCAACCGGCCGTTCAAGAGCATATCCGGCGCACCCGCCCACTCTTCACGTTCGCTATTTTCAAGCGACACACCCGAAGCGTATTCGTCCATCGTGAGCGTTACAAACCCTGACTGGACATTCAAACGTGCAACCCTCGCACCCACTGCCCGCTTGAGATCACCGGAGATCACAAATGCTTCCTGACCGAATGCCGGAAATCGTCCAGTCCGTTTCGGCATCTTGACCGGAGTAAGAAATTTGTCACCCTTCAACTCCGCGTTCGTATAACCCTGGACAAGATTCGTTGCCACGGGGTCAGAGATGCGCAAGAGCGACAGTTGCGAATCAGACGCGAACTCTTTCACATCGAGCAATCCCGTCTGGAGATTGCGTTGATAATAAACGCTTTTCATGTTCGTCTCCTTTAACCGGTCTTGCCGTCGTTAAGGAACAGCGCGACGAGGACGGTTTCATTTGCCACGCCGCCCGACAACGCTTTCCCGATTGGATATCCACTTGCCAAATCTGTAACTCCGGCAGAGGTGGTGTTAGTTGCTGTTCCGTTGATGTTCGCAACCACTGTCGCCTGAAGGACTTCGACCTTCCCGCCCTTCGTCACTGTCCCAGTCGCGATAACCTCAACGATTGATGGCGCCACCCTCACGTCAGCACTGTCGCCGGAGGGTGTATCGACTTTGATCACACCGAAGACGCTATTGGCCGCATTTGCGACCGCAGCACCTACGACCGTGATAAGACTTTTTCCCGCGAGATTCGCGGTCGTCGTGATGGGCAGGGTATGGGCTACCCAGACATCCCCGGCGACGTTATTTCCAGTGGCCATTGTCAGGCCCCTTTCTGATTGATTGTTGATTCGGCCTCAAACTTGATCTGTCCAATGCTGTGGAGATACACGGCCCGGCTTATTGCATTCGCAGCCGTCAAGCCTGCAAATTCTTTGTCCGCCCTGTGTGCTACTGCATACTTCTCCGCGCTTTGGAGTATTTGAGGTCGCTTATCGTCAGCACCATGCTGATCGATTTCCGATACTGTCCCAATCGGAACGATGGGTTTTGCATACTTTTCCTGGAAGGATTTCAAAGCCGAAGGATCGATTTTGGCGAGGTTCAGCATGATTGGATTATCAGTCTCGACCATTGCGGGGGTCATGCGACCTTCTTTTACCGCCGTCTCGCAGAACGTCTTGACCTCAGCGGTCAGAGCATTAGACTTGGCCTTCTCAGCCGCGTCCTTGGTTGCCTTCTCTGTGGTTGCGATAGCTTCTTTTGCCAGCCGTTCCTTCTCGGCGAATTCCTTCACCTGGATTTCAAGAGTGGAGATTTTCTCCTGATACTCTTTTTCTTTTGTTGCATCCATATCGACTTCCTTTCTTTGAGTGATTACTTCGTGAACTCGTCCGGCCAGTCTGACCAGCCAACCTTTCTTTTCTGACATCTCCATTTTCCCATCTTCTTTTTTCTCCCCAACACTTTCCATCTTGTTCATAAATGCGAAGTGTTCATTGACACACGAAGACAGTTCTGATTGAAGGTCATACGCCGCGAGATTGATACGGCCCTTACGAGTCTCAGCGTCAACGTCCGCAGACAGAGCCATCTCCACCTTCGAGATGAAATTGGCGCAATACTCCGTCATGTTCTTCAGCGTATCCTCTTTCCCCATTTCCTCAACCTCTTCGATAGCCCCGTCTTCTGCGAACTCAACTACCATCTCCGAGAACTCCATACCACCACTGACCATCTGAGCAAAAGCAATCTGCTCAAGTCCTTTGACCGCCGGAGGAACACCACCTAAGAAAGCAAGGTGATGCAGATGCCACTTGCCAGGGGTCGGATTGTTCGGGTCGTTCGGTTGGAAGAACGCAGCCGAGACCTTCTTGTAGAATCCGTCCTTGATGAATCCCTTCAACTGCTCGGAGAACTGTGAGGCCACGAACTTCAGGTGATCTCCCACGACCTTGACGGCGCCGATCCAGCCATAGGCCGGTATCGAACTCTTGCCTTTATAGGAGGGGTCTGAGAGATGCCCTATGAGTATCGGAGCCTCGTAGTTCTTCGGGTCGTAGGACGAGGCTAATTCCGATAGCTCTTTGGCTCCGAAGTTTCCTTGCGGATAATCACCCGCCTTGAAAGCATCAATGACTATCTCACTTTTCTTCTTCATCATCCTTCTCCTTTGGTTCATCTGGATTCAGTTTATCCAGCTTCTTGTCAATCGGATTTGCAGGATTCAGTTTCAATGGTTCTTTCTTCGTCAACGTATAGTTGAATTTCTCCGATAGTTCTTCTTGGTCGAAATCATATCCGGCATCTGAAAGCGTCTTGACAATAGTCGCTTCCCGCACCAAATCTTCGGGGTCTTCTAGGTCGAACCTGAACCGTGGGTATCCCTCGACGTTGGCAAAGTTGAAATCTGTAATCCAGGGAATGACTGTTGCATTGAGTGTCGCCTCAAAACCGTGCGCCCTATATACATCTCTCGCAGTCTGCGTCCCCTGATGGACGTTACCAAGAGCCTGAGTCCCTGTGCCTGTCCCCGAAGAAGCCTCAGTCGTGAGAGTCTGGCCGTTGATGGCCTTCGACATCTCATCATTGACTGTCCGAATGAAATTGTTGTATGTCTCTGCGTTTTGCGGACCGTTGGCAGCCTCAGCCCAAATGATTTTGAAATTATCTGGCAGCCGTCCATAGGCTCCTTGACGAATCATCTTTGCAATATCCAGGGCTTCAGTTTTCATTTCCGGCGGAGCTTTCGCCGGATGCTGCACCAAGGGAATTGATGATGAAGCGACATTGAGGTGCATCATCCAGTATTTCCAAACGGTCTTTTTGAAGAGCCACATCCAGTACAAACTCTGGTCTATTGCGTCTCCAAACGGATTGTCCCATTCAGCCGATACACGATGCACGACGAACTTCTTATCCGGTAGCGGAGTACCGTAGTAGGGATTCTTGATGTCCCGAAGTTTCAAGGAACGATCAACCGCATCAAATTGAAATCTGCGCTGCGGACGATTGAGAATCTGCTTGATCCTCACACCTGGTCCGGTTACTGTATCATACACAATCTCACTGACGGCGAATCCTTTGCCGAGTGCGCCCATCAGATTGTATATGTGCTGCGGGAAATACCCCGTATCAGTCAGAACGTTCTTGACAAAATCCGCAACGGCTTGGTTTCTTAGCGATGGCTTTTTCTCTCCGGGCTTGAGATAGGCCGACATATCCCACGGTATACCGGCAATGTTGATTTTCGCCGATCCCATGACAGCCAAAACATGCGGGTCTCGCTCTACCTCCTGGTACAAATCAAACCATGCCAGCTCTTTATAGGACTGAGTAGTAAGCACCCGGTCCCAATTGATAAAGATGCCCTGCCCAGGTTCCGGCGTTCCGCCGACAATGCCGACATATTGCCTGACATAATCGGAAAGAATTGTGGCTGTTTCCGACTGCATAATGGAAACCAATTCCCCGTATTCCGGGAGCTTCGCAGGCTGATTATCGGGAGAACGGCGTTTAGCCATTGTCAGTAATTCTCGGTTATGCTCACAGCTTCCATCTCAGGGATTTCGATTGCGCGCAGGTCAGCTGATGTCAAAGGCGGTTCAGTCTCAATAAGTTTCGTATAGGCCCAGACAAGAGCATCCATTCTGTTCGGCGAAGCATCCCCAGGAGTCCAAAGGGCCATTTCATCTTCCAATAATCCGAACACTCCGATATGATGCGCTCTTGATTGTTCGTAGATCGCAGCCACCGGCTCAGCTCTCGTTGCTTTCCCTCTTGAAGCGTGGACCAACTCAACGGGAACATCTTTATCGACTTCATGAATAACGGAAGCAACCATTTCACCGCCGTTATTCTGCTCGGCAACAATGAAGTTAGCCTTATGCACATGATAGGCTGTCACCGCCGCTTTGGCCCAATCATTCGGCGAACCTTGTATGCTGTTGTCTGCAAGCGTGAAGTATTCATTCTTCGCTCTTCCTGCTACGACAATACCGGCTTCGTCTCCAGTGGAAGTAGCTGAAGGATCGACTCCGACGATGACCAAATCCAAATCAGGGTATGAGGTTCTGCGATTGACTTCGATATTCTCACGTGTCCATAAAGCCCCTGGAGCTGCATCAATGTCTTCGGCCATAATTTCTTGCCGAAAAGCAAGGTCGGTCATGTCATGTGAGATGTCCGC